AGAAACGTTTTCTTAGACGATCGATAAACTTCTGGAACTTAACTTCATCTCTGTTAATCTCTGTAGAGCGACCTAAAGAGAATTGAGCTTCTTGTTCTAATCTATTGATAGGAACATTTAAGGATCTATAAAGCCGTTTTTGAAAATAGACGATGTCGTCGATTTGTCCAAGATTTTCACCGCCTGGAAGTGTAGAGATTTCTGTTCCACGACCACCTTCCCGACGAGGGAGCCAAAAGTCTTCAAGCATCGACATATGTTTGCGATCATCTCTAATCTTCCCTGTATCAGCATCATATACTAATTTATTACGGTAACGAGCCATAATATCTTTCATATATGTTTCAGCTTTACCTCTTGGCAGGTTACCTACATCAATGTAAAAAATTCTACGTTCAGGAGCTCGAGCTAATCTGTAAATGACTAACGAGTCTTCCATCATACGCAATTGGTTGATAGGTTTTAGAGCTTTGTGTAAATATGATACAACTCTCTTGCGGTCCACATCTAATAAACCAGAAGTTACATATGATACAGAATCATTTGATAGTTTAATGCCTTGATTCATACCACCTGGTTTTTCTTGATAAATGTAAAACTCGTTTACATTCTCTACTAAAGATGCTCCAGTAGCTGGATCTTTTTTCTTTTTTATTTCTTTTACTTTACGTACCTTTGTAGCATCGATAGGTCTGATCTCTTGGATACCTGCCTTTAAGTTCTTTTCGTCTACTACTAGATGATGGTAAATACGTCCATCAACATACCACCTTCTAAAAACATCATGACCTAATTCTGTAAATTTAAGCATAGAACATAAATTATCAAATTCTTCTGTCATAACCTTTTTAAGTTGATCACTAAGTCCTTCTACATGATCTAAAATAAGTGATACAGGTGATTCATTTTCACTAGCTGTGATTGATTCGTTTACAATATCTTCTACTGCTGCGTCTACTTCTGGATGAGTTGCAACAGCTCTATATTGTCTAATATTTTGTAAGTTATCTTTGGCATGATCACCTTCACCTAAGTTTACATAAGTGCCATAATGAGCGCCGGCTGCTGTAACATAGCCTGCTCCATCCTGATCAACAGGAGGTACAATAGATTGCATTTTCTCTGCATTTCTATCTTTAGCTCGTTTTATCTCAAAACCAAATAATCTAATGCCTTCGTTATCAGCCATAGTAATTCCTAAACTAAGTTGGGAGGGGCCATTACAGCCCCTCTAACTATTTATCGAGTTAAGAAGTAGTTCCTGCTTCCCAGTATTGTACTTGGAATTCTACAGAGAATCTCTCAATTTCGTTCTCCAAGCCGTAGCTTAGATCAATTGGTGAGAGTGCTGTTGGAAAACAACCACGGAAGTTATAAGTCTTCAACACAGATCCATCTTTGTCAATTTGATCAACAACTAGATCTGCTTCGTAATCAACAGGGTTTGTTAGACCAGTATTTGCACTATGTGCATTCATACCATTCATCCAACGTTCCATAGCATCTCTAACATTGAAGTCTGTATCGTTAATAATGGTTGGAGTCCACACATCAAATGTACGATCTCCAGCCATCTTTAATTGACGACCACGGAAAGGAACAATAATTGTACCCATTGTGGAAGCAGGCAACTGAGCTGCTTCGCACAAGAACGATGTTAATTCTACATCGCCATTTGCATAACCTGGGAAGTTGATTGTCGCCTTAAATAAATTAGGACGAGCTCCACCTCCACGTAATTTTGCTTTAAAATCATCGACGCCTAATACTGCCATCTTCTATCTCCTATACCTGTAATCCAGCGACTTCTTCGAAGTCTACACCAGATCTAACAGCAACAAAGTTAAGAGTGATGTAGTTAATAGAGCGTGCAGGTTTGATAAAGATGTTCGCTACGAACTCGTTTCTATCAATAACTGCTGCTGTGTTGTTTGTGTCATCACATACAACTCTAAAATCTGTAATACCTCTGCGCCCTTTGATCTCTCTCAAGAACGGTTCTACGATATTTACAAACTCAGCTCTGGTAAATTCATCGTTTAACTCAAACAATGTATTTCTAGCTGCTAGTGCGATTGCTCTTTCTACCACATTAAAGAGGCGACGAACATTGATACGATCAAATGCTGAAGGTCTATTTAAGTGTGTTTTGTCACCATAAAGCAAAATACCTTGTCCTGGTAAATTTGCAATGGGGTTGATACCTGCTTTATACAACGTATCTCTTTGAGCTTTGGTAGGTGTGTAAGCAAGTGATGTTACTCCCAGATAAACCCCACGCCGCGATCCTGCAGGAGAGAACCATGGAGCTGCATCGTTATCTGACGCTGCCATAATACCTGCTGTCGCTCCAGAACCTGGTACAAAGATGTACTTATCGTTATACTTATCGTACACTTTTAACCAGTTATTATCTACAAAGAGATAGGAGCTGTAAGTATAATCAGCTACATCTGCTATTGTTGCAGTGACTGGATCTGAGTTATTTACAACTGAGTTCTTTGCAGGTGATGTGACTACAACACAATCTTTACGAGTTGTTCCAGCTGTCGCTACCATATCGTCTACAATAGTTTCTTGATCTGTAGCTGTTGTCATTGGAGGAGCTAGCATAAAGTCAACGGAGATAGTGTCCTTGTCGTTAAAGACGTCTAACGCTGTTAGAATGTTAGATGTAGTTCTATTGCCATTAGCTCCATCTTGTAGAGACAAAGCAGCATTAGAATCTAATTCTGCATTAACTCTAATGTAGCTAGAACCTCTATTAATTACATCTTTCTCATAGTTAGTTGAACCATCTGAAAGTGTAGCTGAAGAAGAGCTGTTTACAAATGCATATCTCTCTAGCACAGTACCAGCTGTACCTGTAATTGTACCATCTTCGTCCGTTACCAAGACGTGACGTTCTGTACCTGTTGGTGCTGCGTCAAAGTTGGTTTTTAGAGGATCTGAACTCGAAAGTCCTGCCCAAGTAATCGGACCAGCAGCTGATACTTTTAGCGAGTTACCAAGCTCGCCTGCGTGCTTAGCAAATACAGTACCAGTCCATGTACCTGCATCAAATGCATCGTTGTTTTTAATTAGAGCAGCTGTTCCTGCGCTGTTAACTGAGTTAAGCGATCCAGAATCAGCAATTCTAGAAACCTGTAATGAGTTAGTATATCTTAAGAAGTTAGCAGCGTTTAAAAAATCAACTGCGTAACTATCGCTGGGCGAACCAAATGTTGAGGCTAGCTTTGCTTCGTTATCAACGAGCGTGGCCTCTTCCATCGGACCCCAACGGAAACTTCCAGCTAATGCGCCAGTGGTAGATTGGACGTTTGGAACGCCACCTGTAAGGTCTACCTCTTTGACTACAATGGCTGGAGATTCGGAAGGTGCGCCTATTGCCATTTATCTTTTCCTTTTCCAGTAATCGAATTATATGTTTTCATAATACGGATGTTCAATTACTGGTATTTATAATTCTTATTATTTAGTAAGCTGCGCCCCAATCTTCGACCCATTTCCGTGTATTCCACTCATCTTGTTGTTCTTCTTGTTCTGCTGCAGCTATTCCATCATCAATGAACCCAAACGGTAGTACATCTTCTTCTATAGCTTTCATTTGCTGTTCAAACATCATAGTTTTAATATTAACATCGGTTAGTTGAGAAAAATAATTACCTGTAGCAAAATACCCAAACATAACCAAGTTCATCATAAGATCATCGTGATTACCATCTGAGGCCTCATATGATTGACCTTTAGATATAAATGTGCTACATTCTAAAATAGTATTCTGATCAACTAGCTCTAGCTTCTTTTCTTCTAAAAGATCTTTAATACCAGAACAACCAATGCGCTTAGTCTTTCTATTAATTTCAACTCCTAATCTATTTGACTTTACCGCTGATTCAATAAACATATTTTCATACTCTAAATCATAATACAACCCATTACATACTAAAGTTCCTTGATCATTTGACTCTATTACTACCCAAGCCTCGTTGTAGACTTTTGCAAATTTATATATAATGTTAGGGAAGAGTAATGGAGAGATAAGGTTATTGCGATACACAGCAACCTGTTTAAAAGGTCTGGTGCTAATATCGATTAAATTAAAAGTAGAATAGTCCTGTCCTCTTCCTTTAGAAACATCTACAGTCATCACATACTGATGATCCCTTTCTGGTTCTTTATAGATCCAAACGCTATTACCTTCAATTAATTTCAATGGAGGTTCTGCTCTAAATCCCATTAAAGTTTCGGCATTAATAAGCGTATCTCCAGTCCCGAAGAATGTATTCCCAAACTCCTGATCGAATTGTAATTGACTTGTATTGGCAATAGTTTGATTCTTCCACTCGTCGTCTCGTCCTGGAACATCCCACCAGTCAACTCTAAATGATTTATACTCATTTACCTCTTGTACTGCACCAGTCCATATCTTTTCAAACTGATTACCAATACCATTAGCTGTAGAGGTGATAATAACCTTTGTATCTTTACCAGAAGAAATAACCGGATATGTTGATGTATAGAACTCAGCTGCATTCTCTACAAATGCAAATTCGTCTAAGTACAATAGGTTTACAGACATACCACGAATTGAAGATCCTGATGTAGCTGCAGATACTATTCGACTATTATTTGAAAATTCTATTGATCTTTTATTAAGAGCTTTGCAACCAGGCTGTAAGAAAAAAGGTAGATGCTCTAGCATAAGTGTTACTCGTCCAAGCATCTCCTGCGCTGTTGCACCTTTGTTAGCAAGGATAGCAATAACCTTTTCAGGATGAAAAATAGAATACCACAACAGAAAAGCAACAGAACTGATAGACTTGCCGGACTGGCGACAAGCAAGAACAATAGAAAAACGGTTTCTACGAAAATGTTCAAACATATCCTCCTGGTATGGATAGAGTTCAAAAGGTACTAAACCTCTATCAACATGAATGATCTTACAGTATGTTGAAGCAAAGTAACCAGGATCTTCTAAACACTTTTTGTACTCCATAACCTCGTGTTTAGTAAAGTTGTGGACTACACCGTCTCTTTTTATGTTTACGTTGCCAAGATAAGTGTCATTCATCTTTCTGATAGTCGCTAATGTCAACTATATTTTCCTCATCATCTAAAAGCATACGCTGTAAATCACTCGTGGAACCAATAAACACATTATTAGTAGTTTGATTAGGAAGCTCTACTGGGACATCTTCTTTATCGAAGTCCTTTTTCTTTTTATGTAGGTCTAACAAAGACCCATTTATATCACCCATATTTTTCATCATATTTGATAGCACTTCAAAAGCACGAGGATGCTCTGTAGCTCTTGCCACTTCCATCATGTCTTCTAGAGCTGAAGATCCTTTAGCTAAAAGATCGTGGTATATTTGTCTAGAATATTCAAAGTCATTATTTGCATTATCTTTTGTCAAAACAAAATCCTATAGAGCTGCTATCCTTAGCTTGAATGCTCCAAAACTATCACTCGCTGATAATTCTGTTTGCAAAGTAGCTAGCGTAATAGTTTCTCTCAATGAAACATAAGATGAGTCTACTAAAAAACTTATATCACTATCCACTCTTCCTGAAGTATAAAATAAATTAGTAGATCCTTCAGTCAATCCATCAGTAGTTTTATTGGCAAAATTAGAATCAAATCTAGCAGCCGTGTAATATAGATTAGTGGCCCCTTCTGATATGTTATCAGAGGTTTTAGTTCCCAATTGAGTATCTACTCTGTCGTTAGTATAATAAAGATTAGTACCTTCAGTTAAATCGGAAGTTGTTTTAGAGTTAAAATCAGAGTCAAACCCTAGGTATGTTACAGTATCTACTCTAAGATTGACATAATCTGAGTCTACAATGTTAGTAACAAAAGCACTATCTCTAATATTTTGATTAGCTTGAATGTACGAACTATTTACAATACCAGTAACGAAAGCACTATCTCTGATGTCCTGTATGGATTGTACATAATTACTGTCGACAATGGACGTTATGTAAGCTGAGTCAGCTAACCCTTTTACATAACCTGCATTTACTCTGTAATGAATGTAATCTGAGTCGATGATATCAGATACAAATCCGCTATCTCTAAAAACGTCTGCTTGTCTTAACTGAACATAATCGGAATCAATAAGATTTCTGACCGCATTAGAATCAAAAATACGACCATTTAGATCGGTAAAGTTACCGTCTAATTCAGAATATGTTAAAGCAGAGCCTTTCGTGTTTCTAAGTGTAATGGCCATTTATTGCTCCTAAGTTTCGAAATAGTCTTCTTCGACGAACCCAAAGAACACATAAGGTTGATATGGGAATGTCTCGTCAATAACGTAATTGAATCCAAAGTCTGAATCAGCTAAAATATTAGCTGGATTTGGAGTAGTAGTAACTCTAGTAAATTGCTTATCAGTATTGCCTGTATCAAATACGTCAGCAATAGCTCTGGTAATGACTCCTGTTTCGGATATGGGTCCATAGAAGTTTATTCTCATATCAAAGCTTAATGTATATATAATCGTTCTGCGTTGTTCTAAAGCACCTTCATAATCATCTGAAAAATCAACACCCACTAAGGCTATGGGAACATCTTCTTTAATCGAAGGATGATCAGCAAAGGGTTTCATCGTCAAAGTGTATTGTGGATTGAAATAAGGTAAAATCTGCTCGACAATCTGCAAAGAGTCATCTTGATTTTTAGCATATATTGATAATTGAAACCCTATATTGTAAGGAACAAACGTATTAAATTTGTTTCTAGTGTTAGCAGATGTTCCTCTTTGAGTGTAATTGTTTACTTTTTGTAGTTGTCTTGAAGCATCATATTGTATAGAAGTTATTTCAAAAGACATACGGGGCAACTTAATAGCTACTTTAGTATCATTGTCTAGATCAGTATTTTGTCTAATACGCTCTAAAAACTTACGTTTAGGTCCATATGACAAGGGCACCTTCACTTGAGATATTACTTGATTGGAAGAGTTTTGTCTCAACACATATATGTTGTTAAACAAAGTACCAAATACGGCTACACTTTTTCTTAATTTTTGATGATAAAAATGCGTAAACATGCCTAACCCTTGTATATACTTTGTAAATAAGTTTCAAACTCTTCTACTTTTTTTAATCTGTTGGGCCAGAGAATATAGTCTTTCTCAGGATTGCTTTTAAGATTATTAAGTAAAGGTACTATAGCATTATATAAACTATCCAACTTTTCTTGTGTGGTGTAGGCTTTTGATTCTACCTCTTTTGCAGTTGCTCCTAAAGTCTGTACTGCTTCAAGTTCCGATTCATCTACTACCGTAAATCCAAAATCAAAGATATTAGTCATTAGGATCACCAAAAGGATTAGTTTCGGAGAAGTCTAAAAAGCTTGCGCCTAGAGATTCAAAATCGTCATTCTGTTCGTTCTCGGATATTTGATTTACTTCAGTAACAGAAGTAGGTATTAAACTCGAAGAGGCTCCTACTATATTAGAGGTAGTAGTGAATGTATGATACTTTCCATCATTAGCTCCAACATGAATTAGTTCTAATAATTTATTGTCTGCGCTGTATGAAGATACCTCACCATACATTGTTACACCATCAGCTATAGTTTGACTGACAATCTCTTGAGGTGTAAATATAATTTCTCTAGGCTCATTGATTGATATATTAGGAGCCAATCTAAAATAATTGTGATTGTTTGATAGTGTTAAAGTAGTAATAGCGCCATTAACTAACGTAGGAGTTGCAATAGGAGTTGGAGTGTTGAATGCTTCTAACCCTACAATACCCGCTTCAGTACCCGTTCTAGCACCCGGTATTGAAACTGTATCAGTAACAGCAGGATTTTCGTTCGTAGCAAACACGTCATCTATGAATCCATCGAGTAATACCTGTTCGTGTCCGCCCGCTGTAATTGTACCCCCTATTTGATACCCATCATCCAACAATCCTCTATATCCTGGATCAGAGTTTCTGAAGGTAAGTGATCCATTAATATAGAATTGAAGCATGCGCTCAGTACTTCCACTCACCTCTCCTCTGACAGTAAGTTCAAGGTGAACCCATTGGTTTGTAGGTACTACAGAAGTCACATCTGTACCTAAGATGTTAAAATTAGTACCAAAAATTGGATCGTGTTGAATAATACCAATCTGTCCGGTATTAGCTATTGCAATTGAACTTCTATAATTTA